TGCTGCTACTGCTCAAGATCTGACAGCTTCACTTAAAAGAGGTGAAGGTTATGCTTCGCTACCTCGTGTAGCAAAAGCTATTCTTAAGGGTAACAATAAAAAGAAAACCACTGGCAACAAGACTAATCGAAGGGGACGTAGTGTTTCTACCAAGACTGCTACGCCCACAAAACCTACTAAGCGCGGTATGTCAAATATTCCTGCCGGAGAAGGTACAGGCCAGGGTTCGCCAAACGATAAAAAAGCAACGACAACACCTAAGCCTGCTGCTACCAAGCCCGGCGGTAAGGTAACTGGCAGTAAGCCAAAGACCACTATTACTAAGGCACCTAAGCGTGATCGTATGGAAGGTAAGTCGTCCTCCAAGCGTCTTAAGGCTTGGGCACTTGCTAACAAGAAAATGATTCGTAAGTCTGGAACTAAAAAGCAAAAGGCAATGCTTAATAAAGCTCTAAACCTTGGTGCTAACGACCTTAAGCGTTACCCCACTACTGCTTAAACAATATTTACCCACACTGCCGTCCCTTCGGGGGCGGCTTTTTTAATGCTTTCCACCTCACACACTGGGGCGGCTGCAGAACTATTCGTATCTAATTGGTTGATGATGCAAGGTTGTCTTGTATTTAGAAATTGTAGTCCACATGGACCTATCGATCTAATTGCTACTAATAACGATGCTGTCGTCAAAATAGATGTTAAGTCACAACTAAAAATGACATATAGAATAGACGGAGCTGAACAAATTAACTGCGGCTTCCTTGGCTTACGCGAAGACAATGTATGGCAAATACTTTATGTCCACGGAGAGCTATCCCCACGCATCCCAGACGGGTTTTTAGAAGCTTTAGGTATGAATCGTCATGAGTAACGTTATAACCCTGTTACAGGATGATTTCAAGCTGTTTCTACAAGCTTTATGGGAACAACTTGATTTACCTTCACCAACACGCGCTCAATATGCAATCGCAGACTATCTTCAGCATGGACCTAAACGTCTTCAAATACAAGCTTTCCGTGGAGTGGGAAAAAGCTGGATTACTGGAGCCTTTGTTTTGTGGACGCTTTTTAATAACCCTGAAAAAAAGATAATGATTATCTCCGCGTCTAAAGAACGTGCAGATAACATGTCAATTTTTTTACAAAAACTAATTATTGAGACACCTTGGTTAAATCACTTACAGCCAAAATCAGACGACTCAAGATGGTCGCGTATCAGCTTCGATGTCAACTGTTCGCCCCACCAAGCACCTTCCGTCAAGTCTGTCGGGATTACTGGGCAACTGACCGGCTCCCGCGCTGACCTAATGATCCTTGATGACATTGAGGTTCCTGGTAACAGTCTTACAGAAATGATGAGAGAAAAGCTGTTACAACTTTGTACTGAAGCTGAATCAATTCTTACTCCTAAAGTTGATTCCCGCATCATGTACTTAGGTACACCACAAACAACCTTTACTGTCTACCGCAAGCTTGCTGAGCGTAACTACAGACCGTTTGTTTGGCCTGCACGTATCCCTCGTAATACATCTAACTACGAAGGGCTTATGGCTCCCCAACTACAGGAAGACATCGATAACGGTGCTGATCCTTGGGAACCAACTGACCCTGATCGCTTCGATTCAGAAGACTTGCTTGAACGTGAAGCAGCCATGGGTCGTAGCAACTTCATGCTCCAGTTCCAACTTGACACAACCCTAAGTGATGCAGAAAAATTCCCCCTTAAGATGGCTGATCTTGTCGTCACTAGTGTTAACCCCACTGTTGGCCCTGATTCCGTCATCTGGTGCTCAGACCCAAAAAACCTTATTAAAGAGCTACCCACAGTCGGTCTCCCAGGAGATTACTTTTATTCTCCAATGCAACTCTCTGGCGAGTGGACGCCATACACAGAAACAATCTGCTCGATTGACCCGTCGGGTCGAGGCACTGACGAAACTACCGCAGCATTCTTATCTCAAAAAAACGGCTTCCTCTACTTGCATGAAATGTGTGCTTACAAAGACGGGTACTCTGACAACACCTTGTTAGATATTCTTCGTCATTGTAAAAAATACAACGTTACTAAATTACTAATTGAAACTAACTTTGGTGATGGTATTGTTGCTGAACTATTTAAAAAACACCTTGTTCAAACTAAACAACTTATTGACGTAGAAGAGGTACGTGCCAACGTTCGTAAAGAAGACAGAATTATCGATAGCCTTGAACCTGTCATGAACCAACACCGCCTAGTCATTGACAAAAGTGTCATTGATTGGGACTTTAAATCTAACCCCGATGAAGCACCCGAGAAACGTCTCATGTATATGCTCTTCTATCAGATGTCACGCATGTGCAGAGAAAAAGGTGCAGTTAAGCATGATGACAGGATTGATGCCCTTGCACAAGGCGTCAAGTACTACACAGATGCTTTAGCTATATCAGCTCACGAACAAGTCAAGCTACGCAAGATGGAAGAGTGGAATGACATGATGGAACAATGGTTTGATGACCCACAAACAGCTACGAACCACTTAGTCTTTGGACTAAATATTGACCAAAGAAGAGAAGCTCGCAGTTCTAATAAGACATCAGTCCCTAACTGGGTTTAAAGCTAACCCGACACTTATACAGGGAGAAGGGAAGGGTGGACCCGACTCCCTCGGGCTAAAGGATGACAAACATTTCCTTTAGCCCCTTTACTTATCAACGCGAGCGCAAGCTCGGTTTATATTTAAAGTACTTTCATTCACTTTGTAACTTTGATTTAACTACTGAAATTTGATGAACTGAATCAACAGTGAGTGTTGATCGATTCATCTTTTTACTCTCTATGGCAACAACTACGTTAGTACATTGTACAGAGGATGGTGACTACCTTATCTCTTACATGGCTAGAGTCTCCAACCCTTCTAATCAATCAAACACTGAGACCAGTGATAACTTGATTAAGTACCTCATTAAACACAAACATTGGTCCCCTTTTGAAATGGTCAATATGTGTGTAGAAATATCTACCACTCGTAGTATCGCTCAACAAATCCTTAGACATAGATCTTTCTCCTTTCAAGAATTTAGTCAACGATATGCTCAGGTGTTAGATCAACCTGCTATTCCTGATCTTCGTCGTCAAGATACTACCAACAGACAAAATAGTATTGATGACTTAGATCCAATTGAAGTACAACATTTCCAAATACAACTTCAACAACACTTTGATCAATCAATGATCCTTTATAAACACATGCTTCAGGCTGGTGTCGCTAAAGAGTGTGCCCGTGAAGTGTTGCCTCTGTCTACCCCTACTCGTATGTATATGAATGGTTCCCTTCGTTCTTGGATTCACTACTGTGACCTTAGATGTACCGATGGTACACAACTAGAACATAGAATTATCGCAGATCAATGTAAAAAACTGCTTTGTACCTGCTTTCCAGCTGTAGCTAAGGCATGTGGGTATGTGTGAATACGTCTTTTCTATGCTCATTGTTGGTCTTGTTAACGTAGGACCTGATGTTTACGTGGTTCAAGCATTGGATCATGACAATAGTTTGGTTGAATGTGCATTTATTGTGCGTCAAGAAAAAATGACAGAAATGTTTTAACCCAATATATATAACGCAGGGGACGGACGCACCCCGTATGGGGGTCGCTAGATCTACAAACTAACGGTAATCACTAGGTTTTGACACATGTGGTGCACGATATCGTTCCATATTCGTGCCCTGTTTGTTTTATTGTGTTGTGGTCTGTAGCCGATCCCCTGGTTTCACCCGAGAAACATTGCAAACACTGAGGGGTGTGACAGTTTGCCAATTGATTCATCGAGTAATGGTTGCACGCTGGCTGACGTGTCGCTATGACATGTTCAAGCAACCGTTGCACATGTGTAAGGTTGCGTACCTCGACAACTGCATACCTCCGACCCAAGCTCCACCAACAGAGGGTGACCGAATCAGCGGCACTGTTGGCAAGGCCTTGGCAAGGACAGTTAACTGCCAGGACAGGTGTCTATGCAGTGGTTCGATTCCACTGGCTGGCCTCAAGGACTTTGTTCCTTGTTTAACCGTTACACATGGACAACAATGAGACGCATCACTCGATCAATTGTCGAATCACGTCTAGAAAGTTTCAACACAATGCTTGGTTTGCCGACCGAGTATTCAATAAAAAACGCCGATGGCACGTTCACCAATCAAATAGGGAACATCCACTTAAACCAACAAAACGGCACAAACAACATTTATCAGCTTGACAATGCAGGCGGTGGATGTAAAGGACTTGCTTACGGCTTGACCTTAAGGGAAGCATTGGATTGGATCAACGCTGCAATGGTTGGCATCCAACTATCCAAAGGTGTTGACGTTTCACGCTAATGCTTCGCTCACTACTTGCAATCTTCGCAATCACGGTGTGTTGTCTAGGCAATCCTGCTTTGATCACACCCACTAGTTCACAATCACCAACAGCCCAAAGCTCTTGATCCTCACTTATCACCATTCCACTTAGACAACATGTCTAGGTGGTTGGTTTTATGAGGGGTTCCCCCCTTTTGTTTCTCTTTGCTTTGCTTCAACATGTTTGCAGTCATCCAAGACCATGAAGTTGTTGACTATTTCAGCGACCAAACAGCAGCTGACAATGAGTATTTAAATTGCATTGAACACGATGACACCGAATCACTGTATGTTGTCAAGATAATAAGAAAGTACGACCAAACCTTAGCAAACTAATTCTTTTTGTCATGTACAGTTACGAACAGTCAGTGTTAGAGGCTGCAGATGATGCAGGATTTCTAACAAGTAAAGCAGCAAAACGCATCCTGCGAGAACATAACATCCCTGCAATTGATGCATGGATTGATCTTGGAGATGATGCAACAGATGCACAAAAGCTCCTTAACTACCTTGGTTATTAATGATGACAACAGAAGAACAGCGCGATGCGTTCCTTGATTGGTACGAACGTCGTCAACTTGAGCTTTATGAAGAGGAAATGAACAAAGAACCATTTGATGTTTTTAATGTAGATGACACAGCAACACATCCGAGCGCTTCAGATGCAAGCGCTTGAAGATCACAAGAAAGGGCTGTTAACAACGGCCCAACTTGTGAACATCATTCACCTTTTAGACCGCAAGTCTTTCATTCGTTCAGCTTAATTTTTTTATAAATTCACATC